TCGGCAGCGGGCTCTTCGACCACAGGCTCTGAGACCACCTCAGTGGGCGCCTCTGCCACGGGCTCCTCTACGGCGGCAGGTTCAGCTACCGGCTCCTCGACTGCAACCGGCTCTGCAACCACCTCAGCTGCAGGCTCCTCGGCCACGGTCGGCTCGGGCATCGGGCAGGCGGGCTCCTCAGCCACCACCTCAGCGGGAGGCTCGGTGACGATCGGTTCCTCGGGCAGGGTCTGATCAGTGCCCTGGGGAACCTCGGGGGTGACCGTTTCAGGCTCGGGGGTCACCTCAGGCATCACGCCTTCGGGTTCAGTTGCAGGCACCTCAGGCATCACGCCTTCGGGCTCGACGCTCGGAATGGTCGGGGTCACCGGCTCACCCGCCGGGTCGAGCACACGGATGTTGCTGGTCTTGAACCCTTCATTCGGGTTGATCAGTTCGACCGTGCCGCCCAGGGGCATGTCGCTGGCGATGTCACGGAAGTTCTGGAAGTCGCGCATCCGCTTCGAGACGGAGGGCGCCTGGGCCTTCAGGTCCTCCCAGAGGACGTGGAGTTCATGATCCCGTGCGGCGTCAGTCATCGAAAGGAGGAAAGCACCTACTTATTCTGCCGCGCTCGCATAAAAAAGGCCCCGACTAGCGGGGCCCTGGGATGCGACTGGGCTGGGTCAGAGTTCGATGCCAAGCAGCGCGGTGGGCTGGCCACTGATGCTGTAGCTCAGCTCAGCGGTAGTCGCCTCATCAGGAGAGACGTTCAGGGACATCGAAGTGATGCTGATCGGAGCCTGCACATAGATGGACTTGCCATCGTCAGGTGCGGTGCCAGAAGCATTGGCCACATGGCTCACATAGAGCTTCACCTCAGCGCCTGACTGGCTGCGCAGCATGACGTTGGCCAGCAGGCGGTTGGCCAAGCTGGTCTGGTCCGCGGTGAACAGCACAGTCATCGAGCCGCTGCCAGCGGCGTAACCAGCCTGGGTCTGGCGGAATTGGGCGTACTTGCCACCGCCGCCATTCAGGCCGCAGGGAAGGGTCGTCACGTCCAGCTCTTCGCGGGTCAGCTCGAGGCTGAACTGCTTGACCTGGCAAACGCCGCCGAACTCTGCAAAGTCCACCTTCACATGATTCTTGGCGCCCGCGGTGTCAGCGGTGCCGGTGCCGCCATCGCCTTTCAGGGTGACAGGGGTGTAGGTGGTGTCACCCTCAGCCGCCACGGTGATCGAGGTAGTGGTGGTGGCAACGATCACATAGGTCGTACCAGCACTGAGGCCGGTGTCCAGCTTGCCGCTGCCCTCTTCGCTGAACAGCACGGGATCGCCCACGCTGTAGTCATGATCCGAGGGAACCGTGATGGCGGTGCCTGCGGGGAAGTCGCTGAAATCCTTGAGGCAGAACTGAGTGCCCGCAGGTTGGAAATAGATCGCTCCCTCTTGTCCGGTCAAGCTGGAGGATGAGCAGGAGATCGGCATTTGTCTCAGGGGTTAGATGACGGTGGGGGCGTCTAACCCTCAGTCGGGGGCAACTGCGGGCCGCTCCTAGTGTAAGTAGCTCGGAAGCCGCAACTCAACCGGGCTAGAAAGTGCGGCCGGCCATCGAGGGCGTAGAAGTTGGGGCCGATGATCTCTCCGACTGAGGCACGCACCTCATCAGAGAGCCGGTTGGGGAGCCGATTGATGGCGTTCAAGGCGATCAGCACCTGGGTAGCCAGCACCTGGGAGCGGCCGGGGCCGATCCCCTTGGGCACATACAGCTCCACTACCAGGGAGCCACGGATCGATTCGATGCTGTCGCCGATCGTGGGCTCGCTGAACACGCCGAAGTCCAGGCGCATGGAGGCGTACTCCTGGGCCGAGTCCGCCAGCGTGAAGTTCTGGTTATCCACCAGCAGCGGCAGTGGGGCTACGGCAGCAGCCACCTTGTCCTCGAAGAACCGGCGGATGGTTTGGATCGTCATCGCTTGAACCCCGCCACGCCCATTGCTTGCTTCACCGCCCGCCCGAGCACCTGACTACCGGCACCGCCCAGCATGTAGCGCTCGAACCAGTCCTTGCCGTCCTGGGCCGTTTGGTTCTTCCGGTCACCGCGGTACACACCGTCGTCCCCAGGCTCCAGGTCCATGGCCTTGTCCGCGTATTCCATGCGGTTGGAGATGGTGTAACCCCGAAGGGAGTCCGTGTCATCTATAGGCACGACAAAGGGTGTGACCTGCCGCGGGGCCGGTTTGTCCAGCAGTGGCCCCTCCTCCTTATCGGACGGGACCCGGACCTGGCCCAGGTGGACCTCCCACGCTGCCTCGAAGTCTCCGCTCCAGTACGGGCCCCGTTCTTTCAGTTCCGTTGTCGTGTCACGGGCCGCCATTTCTAGGGAGAGCTGTAACCCTCCGCGTAGGTCAGGGATGAGCCGGTCGAGCTTCTTTCGGGGTGCCATTACTGCGGCCTCGCAATGCAGACGAAGAACACCGGCCCGTCTCCGCGGTAGGTGACGGGGTTGAGAACGCGGGCGGTCTTACCGTCCACGGTGAAGGTGTCGCCGACTTGGATGTAGCGGTTGCCGATCTGCGCCGGGTCGATCATCACTTTCCAGTCGGTGCCCTGGTAAAGGCCCCCGTATTCCGTGGGATCCACCTTGCTGATCACCACCTTCACGGTGGTGGGAGTGGCGCCATTCGTGATCACGCCCGTCGCGGGGTCGTAGGTGCCGGTTTCACCAGCCGGTGTGAACACGGCGGTCTGCCCCCACTCCTGGATCAGGGGGCCAGGGATTGGGCCGAAGACCTCATCGATCTTGCTCATGAGCGCACCCGGTAAACGAGCCCACTGCCGGTGCTGCTGGTGAACTCGGCCCAGCATTTGAGCAGATCCTTCAACCAAGGGAAGGTTTGGATCACCAGCGGATCGGTGGGGCTGACGTGGGTGGGAGTGCTGCTGGTGGTAACGGTCCGCGGGTCGAAATACTCGACCTCCAGGGCGTCGAGTTTCTGACGTTTGACGGGCCCCGTTGCTGCGCCGACACCACCTGAGCCACCGCCGATGATCGCCGTTGGGTTCTTATGCAGGGCCAGGGCCAGCTCCGCGGTTGCTTGCACCAGCGCCGGCGGGATGCTTCCGCAGTCCGCGGTGACGCCACAACACTCGATGTTGCAGCGGGGCCATTTGAGCGGCTGCGCTGCATCGCATTTGTCTCCCCCGTAGCAGAGGGTTTCAAGCCACCGGGTTGCTTCCTGCAGCGCGATCTCTTTCTCTGCTTGGGTCAGCGCCGTCCACGCCGCGTTGTTGAAGCTCGCGGCGAAGTAGGCGTCGGCGTCGGCTACGGATAAGTAGCTGGTGGCGGTGGGCAATGCCATCAGATCGGGAATGCGTGAACGATGTAGCCCTGGCGTTGAAGCCGGCGGCGAAGGTCTCGGGCCTGCTCGGGGTTGCAGTCGATGACGGGGATGAAGTCGCTGGGGCGCATGTGATCCGGGAGATCAGGCCGCGGCTCGAGGTACAGACGAATGCAGCCCACCATCTGACCCCCACTGGCTGATGCGAGTCTAGTTGCCAAAGAAAAAGGGGCCCAGTAGAGGGCCCCTAGTAACTCGGCTGTGTTCCCGACGATCAGAGGTCGTAGGGGGTCTTCACCAGCAGCTTGACGATGGGGATCATCTTGTTGCTGCTGTACGCCAGCGAGTAGTTGGCGGCGCTGGTGAGGGCAGCGTTGTCGGGGTTGTCCGAGGAGGAGACCCAGCTGGTGCCCATGATGTGCTGACCGTAGTGATAATTCACTGCGATCACATCCTGCAGGCTCAGGATATTTCGCTCTGACTCCAGGCGAAGTTCCTGCTGCACACCCTCGGCGATAACGCCAGGGCCGAAGAGGTAAACGGGCTGCACTCGTGAACCGGAAGTCCCGGTAGAAAGCAGCAGGTCGTCCACCAGGACCCGCATCCCCATGAAGTAGCTCACGGTGGTGTTGCTGAGCTGCACACCGCCGCCGCCCCAGGTGACTCCACCGCCCGTGCTGAGGGAGGAGGTGCTGAAGGTGAGGGCGCCGATCTTCTCCAGGTACCCATAGGTGGCGGAGTTCATGGCTGCAACCGTGAGGTCAGAGCCACGCTCGCCCAGGAGGGTCTTGGCTTGGATGATCGCGCTGGCGTTCAGGTAAGCCTCTTCGCCGGTGAGGGCGCTGATATCAACAATGTTGTCCTGCAGAGCGGCGGCGAAAAGGCCGTCGAGCTGAGACAGCAGTGTGCGAGTGCGCAGCTTGAGGATTGCGCGGCTCAGGTAAGAGCGAATGGCCGCCATCGGGTCCGCTCCGGTACCCATCTTCGACAAATCATCCACCGCGTAGCTGAAGCCACGGTGCATAATTGTCATCACCTGGCTAGAAGCGGTGATCTTTTGGGGGGTTAGATAACCCTTACCAGACGTACCCCAGTTAGAATCGGAGCGAATCTGCTCCTCCACGGGGTCAATAGGCTGGAAGAATGGTACTTCGAGCCGTACACCACCCTGTTTGCAGTCCAGTGCGGAATTGCGGGTCATTACGCCCGACTGGATGAAGGCGCAGCGCTCCAGGATGTCCTCTTGGATGTAACCGAGGAACTCGGGGCGCTTGACTAGATGGGAGAGAAAAGTTCCCCCGTCGTAGTTCTGGAAAGTAGCAGCCATGGTTTTTGGCGAAAGGGTTTACCGTGTCACCCCTTCATCGCTTCGGCCTTGAGGGCCTTGGCGAGTTCAGGATTCTCGACCTCTAAGCGCAGAATGTCGGTCAGGTTCTGCTTGCGGTACGGGTTCTCAATGCCAGGTGAAATCACGCTGGTGGGTGAGCTACCCATGCCGCGTCCCCCTGTGGGAGCGAAGTGGTGGGCCCAGCCGCTCTCTGGCTGCTTCAGGTTCTGGACGTAATCCGCCAGTGGCACCTCCGCGCCCCCGCTGAGGATCACTGGTGAGCCGTCCTTGTCCCGAAGCTGCTGCTTGAGCAGGCCCAGAAGTTGACCGGGGCTCACGGCGCCACTCTTAGAAATGACGTTCATGGCCTCGACCTTCAGACGTTCCTCCTGCGCCGCGTGAGTCACCGACTCGAGCTGGTTGCGGAGGTCCGCGATCTCCTGGTCCCGTTGCTGGATCGTGTTCTTCGCTTCATCCCAGAGAGTGCGGAACTCCCCTGACTCGGCAAGTTTCTGCTGCTTACCCGACTGCAACTGCTCGGTCAGCTTCTGAAGTCGCTCCTCTGTCTCCTTAAGCCGAGCATTCAGCTGGGCATTGGTTTCGCCGGCTTTGATCTTGTCCTGTTGGACAAGTGCCAGCTTGGCCTGGAGTCGTTGAAGTTCATCGCCGCTGCCTTGCGTATCAGGTGAGGGAGTCACGGACTCGCTCTGCTGGTTCACGGAACCGGCCCCGACGTTCTGCTCGTCAGGCATGAAGAGAAATAGAGGTTTACTCGTACATCCTACTTAGGTCAGCAACTGAGCCCAGTTGCCTTATCAAGCGGGAGACGAAGTGCCAATGCCGGCGGCGAAATGCTCCAGGATCGTGCGAAGCTCGGCCTTTGTTATGGGGGCCACCGCATATCCCTGGTAGAGGCTCTCGTGCAGAAGAGTGGGATTGGGATTGACGCTTGCAGAGGCCACGGGCGTAGTTGCAGCCGTGTTGTCAGCCGGGGGTTTGGTTGCCATGGGTCAGTGGTAGGTGTGTGAATCAGGCAGCGGGAAGCTGCACGGGTGCGGGCTCAGTGCTCCGCGTCTTGCGCAACTTCGGTGCGGGTGCAGGGGTCTGCTCGGCCGTTTCCGGCTCTACTTCATTCCACCAGGGTGAGGGATACCAACAGGCCATGGCAGCTACATCGTTGAGTGAATCCTAGGTAGTCCTTGCCGGCAAGATTCGGCAGCGGCAGTTGGGGTGAACTGGTGGCTGATATGGGAAGGCAAGGCGATCACTCTCCACACGTCCATCGAGGGGTGCGCAGATGGGGCAGGTGCGGGGATCCAGGACCGAATGCCAGCGCCAACGCTCAGGACTTTCGGGGGCCCAGACCTGTTGCTCAATGCGGCCGGCTCGGTTCCAAGTAGCGGCAGCAATGACGGACTCGGCTCTGGCCCGCATACGGTTGTAGACCGTACCAACCCGCTCCACAGGGCGTGTTTCACCGTGGCGGGTGATCGTGGCCACCACCTCGTTTGCGAGATCCTCGCTGGGGGTGCCAGCAAGGAAGCCCGCCTCCACAACGCGGTTGATCTCGGTGCGGTGCTGCCGAACAAAGGGCGACTCGATTGCACCGGGCGGTGTGGTGAAAAGGGTGCGGAGGGACTGCTGCAGCACCCGCGTTGTGCGCATCACTGTGTCGGCCGGTGTGAGAGGGCCGGTGGGTTTGGGGAGGCCGAGGTAGTCGGCAGCGAGGTCGCGGGTGCCGGGTTCCAGCTCCACCAGCCGCTGGCTCAGTTCCAGGGCAAAGGTGTCGTTGTAGGTCAGCAGGGCCTGGCTGATCTGGCTCTGCTGCATCCGCCACTGGAGCTGCCGGGTCAGCTGATTCTCTGGAAGAGCAGCGACCAGGGCCCGGACTTTCAGCATGGCGCGGGTGTAGATCCCGCGAAGCAGAGCCCAGATCCGCTTTTCCCAGGCCAGGAGCCAGCGGAACAGGCGTAGTAGGTAGCTCTCTTCCTCCTCGGTCACGCTTTGTGCTTACCGGGGCGCATGGGAGTGGCCAGTGTCTGGCTGCCTTTGGATGCACCGGCGCTGGCCTTGCCGCTGGTGGCGCCGCCAGGGCCCGCTGGTGTGGGGGCGTGCTCTGCGGCCACCTTGGCTTCGGCGTCGAGGCGTTGCATGTCCATCGCCAGCTGCTCTTCCAGTAGTTCCTTGGTGGCCACCATCTCCTCCTCCAGATCGATGTAGACCGGGAGCACCTCGCCTTCCTGCAGGATGCGCAGCAGGGTCTCCTGGCTGATCGCTCCCTGCATGTAGAGCTGCAGGTAGGCCGTGATCTGGTTCCCGTCCAGCAGGCGGTTTTCGTAGTCCTTGGGGATGGTGACCGTGGGGGGCTCGACCCCGGCGTATTCACCGGCGATCTTCACCACGCTCTCGATGGCGCGGGCCAAGTCCTCACTGATGATGGACATGATCGAGTCACTGTCGATTCGATCGAGGCGCTTGGCCTCGGCGGCAGCGTTGGTGATGTTCTGCTTCGCCAGGGTGTTGATGCCTAGGGAGCTGATCTGCTCCTCCAGGGTCTGCAGGCACTTCAGTTGGGCGTCGAAGGCATCGCTCCGCGGTTCGACGTAGTAACCGTCTCCATCAGGCGGGAGGAGAACCGCTGTATTGACGGACAGGCCCACAGGTTTGCCGGTGTCCTGATCGAAGCCCTTGAGGATGAGGATCGGGGATGCACCGACGTGGATTGCGAAGTGGTAGTCGGTGAATCGCTGTGCGTAGCTGAGGTTGAGGTAAGCAACCTCGAGCAGAGGAGGGCGGCTCAAGAGAGTGCCTAGCCGGTTGCTGTAGACCGTCTGCAGCGGAATCTCATCGATGGTGGTCTCTCCGCTTTTGTAGAGAGACCAGCCCATGCTCGAAGCCTCATCGCGGCGCCAGAGCTGCCAGCTGCCGGGTTCGAGGACCCTGATCTGCTCGACCAGTCGCTCACCGAAGGCCCCCTCGGTTTCACAGACCATCTCCAGGTAGCGGACCTGGCGCAGTTTCCCCATGGCCCGGTTGCCCTCGGTGCGCCAGCCCAGGATCTGTGGGGCGCTGATCGGGACCAGATACGGCTTGCGGTCCGTCTGGGCCTGTTCTTCGGCAAGGGTCCGCGGGGCGGTGGAGGCGTCGGGATAGTCCACCAGCACGCTGTCGTGCCCGAAGAGCAGGCTGTTTACCAGCATCCTGCGGGCAAACTCGTTGAGTGGGGTGCCGTCGCCGGTGACATCTTTCGCCCACTCAGTCCAGAACTCTTCATCGCCACCTTCCAGGTGGATGCCCTTGCGGAGAATCGTTCCTGCGGCCTGTGCGGCGAGGCGATTCAGAAACGGTGGCATCACCGCATGGAAGATCCGGCGGTTGTAAGCGTCGTCTGGCTCCTCGGGTTCTCTGGGAATGATTTGCTCGGCGTTGGCGCGGATCGCTTTTGTGCCGCCGATGCACAGATTGATGGGATCCCAAAACGGCATCATCGAAAAGACCGCCGCGGTCTTGCTGCTGGGGTCCTCCTTTCCGCCAGGTGGGGGCTCGGAGTTGCTGGCAGGTAAGCCAGGCGGCAGCATCACTCCCTGCTGGGAGTATCTGCCCCACTCGCCGCCGTTGGGGTAGGTGCTGCCGGAAATTGCCATAGGGCAATTCTATGGGAGTTGCTATGCGGCACCAACTGAGTTCAGTAGACGCGGAACTTGCTGTCTCCCAGGCTCCAGCGGCGCAGGGGGGCGAGGTAGCTGATCGCGTACCCGAGGCCATCGACGGGCCCTGAGATGTCGTCGAGGCCGCCGGATCCCTTGAGGGGCTTGCCGGTTTTGTCGTAGGTCTGCTGCTCCAGGGCCTTGATCAGGTATTTGCAGCGGCTGTGGACCCGGAGGCGGTCGGCTAGGAGGAGGACGTTCACCGCGTTCACGCGGTCAGACACCTGCGGGTTGGCAGATTGCACCTTCACTGCGAAACCGCCCTTCTTCAGCAAGGACAGGTCGGACTCGGAGGCATTGGTGGTGGTGCGCTGTTTAGATGCAGCGTCGGGGATTACGACTAGGTTCTCTTCAAGTAGCTGGCGCTTGTATATGTCCCTGAGGGAGGCGACGACGGCCGGTGTGTCCTTGGGGTGGTGCTCGTGGACGACGTGGTATTCGTCCCCGCGGCGCACCATGACGATGCAGAAGCAAGCGGCCACGTTGAAGTCGATTCCGACGTAAACCCTTTCCCCATCTTGGATCTCGGCGTCGGTCCAGTGGCGGTCCCGGTCGAAGGGGTGATAGACGGTGGTGTTTTCGAGGTTGGTGAACTCGCCTTGGATGTAGCTGGCAATTAGGTTTGTATCATAGTTTTGGTATAGCGAATCGATGAATCCGGGGGGCAGGTGGGGGTTATCTGTGGTTGCGGCCTTGACGAGGCGGCGGTCGGGGTTATCGCCGTTCTCAACGAAAGTTCGGTACATCCATTTATATCCTTCAGGCGTGGATGCAACAGCTAGCTGGGGCTTTTTACCGCCGCGGAGCCGGGCGAGGAACATTTCGCCGGCTTTCTGTGCAACGTCGGGGGGAGATGTATCGATTTCGTCAGCTAATATGAACGAAAGATTCTGGCCCCTAATTCTATTCCATGTCTCAGTTGCCCTACAAAGTATAGTTGTAGAGCCGTGGGGGGTATGTATAACGTATTCGGGCTGGGGGGATACACGGAAGTCGTGTTCGATGCCGTATTCCTCCAGGTAGTCGTCGAAGCTGCGCATCCAAACGTCCCTCAAAAGGATGTTGGTAGGCTCGAAGACGGCTCCAACGGTGCCGGGGTTGTCCATGGCGAGCACCAGAGCCTTGGCGCAAAGGCTTCGGGTCTTACCGGCACCGAACCCGGCGCAGAAGCCGAGGATCAGGTGCTCGTTGTCGTTTACGAAGTCAGCCTGGGCCGGTAGGAGCCCTGCCATGATCCGGGCCCGCAGGCTTTCGTAGCTCTCGGTGCAGCGGGTGGTGGATCCCGTGGGAGGGGATAGGCAAGGACCTGCGGGGATCCAGCTCAGCAGGGACAAGGGGATAGGCGCTTATCTACTTAGGTTAGAGGAGGTCTTCCCAAAGCTCGAGGTCCTGGGGGTTGGGGGATTCGGATTCGGCCAGCACAGCCCCCTTCATGGCCACGAGGGGGATCGCCAGCAGGCTGAAGCCCAGGGTGAGGGGTATCAGGAGGATCCCGGCCCCGAGGGCCAGCATCAGCTCGTCCTTGGCACGGTCCGAGGTGTAAGGGCGGCTGTGGCGGTAGTAGCGCATCGCGTGGCTGCGGCGTCCCATAGCTGTGTACCTAGGTAAGTAATCACAGTATAGGCCCCCAAATGCCGGTGGGGGCAGGTTGCCTGGGGACTTTGGGGACCCCTGGGGGTAGGTCTGTGAGACCGAAGGGGGTAGGGACCCTTAAACAGCTAGGTACTCGTACCCACCGGTTTGCCCTCAGACCCACCCCCTCTACCTCTTCCCCTGATTCGCGCTTGCCCGGGGGTAGGCCCACTGTCTTGCGTACCTGTGGCCGTGACAGGTACGCAAAGGGTTGGACACCAGTTGCCGCAACGGTTTTGGCTTGTCCAAGGGCCACAATTGGCCCTTGTCCAATGGTCCGCTGCCCCCTGCTGCCGATCCTGTGGAGAATCTTGCCGCGGGCCGTGGGGGCCATCGGGGCCAAGGGCCGGTGGGCATGGGGTACGGGGGGCCCGGATATGTGAGAGAGCAGATGGGATGTGAGCCGCGGTCACTGGTGAGCGGTCGCCGGTGAGCGGTTGCCTGTGGGCGGTGGGCCATGGGGCTCTGGGCCATGGGGCCACTGGGGCATTAGGGGCGCTGGGGCATTAGGGGCAGCGGGCGCCATAAAAAGGCCCCGCGGGCTGGTGGCCTACGGGGCTGTTGGTTGTTGCGGGCCCTGGTGGGCGTGGTGCTAGTTGCTCTTGCGACCGTTGATCCCCAACAGTTCCGCCTGCAACCTGAGGGCGCCAATAGCGTTTGAGAGTTGGCGACTCTCACGGGCCAGCTTGAGGATGTCGCTTGCTGATTCGACCATCTGTGCGGTGATTTCCTGCCGGTCGATGGCGGCAATATCCCTCAGCACTTCGCGCCTAGCCTCCTGCATCCGCGACTCTGCAGCCCTGGTCCGAACTCCCCAGTGCTCTGCACAGAGCTGGCGGATTTCGCTAGGCCGGTATCCGGTGATCAGCCACTCTCTAACTTGATCCACCTGCCGCGCCACTTCTACAGAGGTAAAGACTCGGCGCACACCGTCTTTAACCTTCTCTCCTTCGGGCAGCGGTTGCGTCATTTCTGGCGGTTACCTGTCCCAATAGATTAACGGTCCCATTAAAAAAGGGCCCCGCTGGTGGGGCCCTGGTGGTCGTGGTGCTGGTGGCTGTTGATCAGATGCGGCCGACCGTATGGGCGATGCCTGTCTGTTCTGTCAGCTGGTCGGCTAGCTCCCATGCCTGCTCAGGGTTCTGCGGTGCTGGGATCAGTTCCCAGCATCCGGCCCGGATGATGATGATCACTGGCACACCTCCATGGCTTCGACGGGTGGCAGAAGGGGCGCGGGTTCAGCACCGGCCCATGGGTACGGTTCGCGGCGCCACTCCTGATCGGGTGGCAGCAACGGCAGGCCGGTGAGATCCTTCAGGTCTTCGATGTCGATGGCTTTGGCCACCCGATCCACACTGATGCACTGATCGCCGCTCTCCTCGTACCAATATTCGTTAGCGCTGTCTGCACAAGCGTGAAATAGCTCCTGCAGTTTGCTTTCAAGTTCGGGCACGGCGTCTAGCACTTCCTCGGCCCACCACAGGCCGGCGCCTTCGGGCTCGTATTGGCTGAGGGCCTTTTCTACGGCTGAGCGCCAATCGCTCGCTGCCCAGCTGTCCCATGCTTCCTGCTGCTCCTCGTATTCGAGTTCGGAGTGGTCGCTGTCGTCTAGGACGCAGTAATCCTCGAGGCTCTCGATCGTTTCGATCATGTCATCTGAGACGTAGCGCAGGTCTAGGGCGATGCCCTGGCCGTCGCCATCCGCTAGCTCCAGTTCCGTGGCGTACTGGGCCCGGAAAACCCGCTCGTTGCTGCGGTAAACCGCTGATGCGGTGTAACCGTAGCCGCTGTCACCGTTCAGATTGTCAGGGCTGAAAAGCAGCCGCATGTCCTGCCAGCCAACCTCCACACAGGCGGCGAGAGCCTCGGCCGGTGTGCGGCACCCGAACGACGGCAGGATGTCGATGTGGTAACCGCGCTGGTCAGAATCACGGCGATCTAGAAACCATGCCCCCCGGCACCCTTCCAAACGGTCAAGGCGGCGCAGGAGTTCGGGCGATGCTTTGCGGGTCATGGGATGCGATGCGATGGGGTTAGGTGTTGCTGGGGCTCAGAATGTGGGGCGGGCGTTCTCCCAGCACTGCGCGGGATTGATGCCCTGAGCGACACATTCGCGGGCCATGGCATCGGCTGATGCGTTGCGGGCTGCTGTGATGCCGGCGAACGTCGCAAGGCAAGCGCAGGTGATGGACAGAATCGCGGCGGCGGGGGAGATGGTGCGGGTCATGAGATGGGATGCGATGGCAACAGCGGGGCTGTTGCGGGTTTGGCTGTTGGCTGTTCGGGGCCCTGGTGGTGGGCCCCGTTACTCTGGACTCTAGCACTTAACTAGGTTGCTAGGGGCAACTGGGCTCAGACGCTACGGAACACGAGCCAGTCGCCGCCGCCGATGTCTTGAAGCCAGTAGCCGTCACCCATGCGCAGTTCCTGCCACGCCTGCTCCCAATCAATACAGGTGAGCGGCCACTGCAGCTTGTTCCAGTCGATGGCGCCGGTCTCTTCTGCCAACTCCTGGGCATAGTCCGCACCGGCCCGTTCTTCGCTGTATCCCTCGGCGCGGCCCTGGTAGCAGTCTTCGAAATTGTCAGTGTCAACGCCTCCTAGCTCCAGTTCCTGGATCAGGGATGCCCACCCTGTGGGGTCGTCGTTCCCCATATCCATCTGCTCCAGATGCTCGGCCCACTCCTCGGTGAGCCAGAAGCCCATGCAAGCGCTGTCGTCTTCATTGGCGCCGAAGAAGAAGCCGGTGGGGGCCAGTTCAGTTAGCAGCGATTCAGCTTCAGACAGCGCCCACCATGCGGAATCAGTGGGCTCGGGGCCTACGGCTTCAGAGGTGTGGTTGGCCAGCTGGGCAAGCTCGGCCCGCTCAAACTCGCCGACAGTGCCGCCGAGCTGATCAATGGTGGCCAGGTATGCGGCCGCCAGATCGCAAGGGCGAAGGGTGCCGGTGCTCACGATCCAGGGGAAGGTGGCCAGTTGGTCTGCGGTGTAGTTGGTCATGGGATGGGATGAGATGGGCTGTTCGGGGCCCTGGGCCCCGTTGCTCTAGATCGTACAACCTAGGTAACTAGGTTGGCAAGGGTTCAGGCGTTGATGGGGATTGCCAGGCCGCTGCAACGGTTCGCCAGCTTGGCGGCCAGATCGGGGCGGCCGGCCCAACCCACCACGAGCCAGCACTCGGGGAAAACCTTTTCTTCGCCGGCGCAACTGGTGCCGGTGCGCTCGGGCCGGTGGGTTGCCACGACGTGGGTATAGGTGCGGGCGGTACGGCGGGTGACGGTCTCACCGTTCGGCAGGGTTGCCGTAAGCAATGTGGTTTTGGCCATTGGATGCGATGCGACGGAAGCGGGGCCCTAGGCCCCGTTGCTCTGGATCTTATCACCTAGCTACTTAGGTTGCAATGGTGCTAGGTTGCGCGGGCATCCCATCGCATCGCATCCCATGGATCCCCACGAGTTCGAGCCGCTGGAAGCGGACGACCGGCACCGCTGCAGTGATGCCGAACTGGCTGACCGGGAGGCGGCTGCCCTTGAGCTGCTGGCGATCGGCACTGGTACCGCGCTCACATCTCAGATGCTCGCCGAACGGTTTGGCGTTTCGGTTCGGCAGGCTCGCCGGTACGTTCGGGCCGCTGCCCTTGAACTCCACGAGCCGCTCACCACGGCCGAACTGGATGCACAAGCGGCGGCAGACCTTTATCGGTTGGACTTGATCGCCGGTCGGGCCATGGCAGCCGGTGATGAGTCGTTGGCGATCCGGGCCACGCGGGCCCATGCTTCCGCGCTTGCGCAACTGCGCAAGGCGTTTGAGCCGGCAGGACCGCAACGGGTGAGGCTCAGGACGGCCCGCACCCGGCCCGAACTGATCGGCTGATCAGGTTGCCGGTGCTCTGCCGCTTCGTGTCCCCCTTATGTCCCTTTTATGTCCCCTGTTGCCCTGATGGCGTGAGAGGCTCCGGGCCCCGGTTTATTTCCTAGTTGTTGCCGCGTTACTGCCCCGCGGCCACCGCGGCATAAACCGCTGCCATGGCGGCTGCCATGGTCGCAAAAGTGCCAATAGGGCCCTGGTGCTGCAGGACGGCCACCCATGCGCCGCTGCCCTGGCTGCTGTGGAAAACTGCGGCCGTGCCCAGCCCCCCTGTGGAAAACCCCGTCTGCGGGTTCGAGGCCCCCTGGCCCCCCTGGGGATCGCTCTCCTTTTTCGGCCCCTGGGCCGCCTGCTGCTGGTTTTCCTGGCCCCTGGCCCCTTGATACGCATCGCCCCGCTGGGGCATGGGGCACTGGCAAACGTCAGTCATACCAAAGGTTTCGGGGGATTCGGGCATGGCTCGGCTGTGGGTGCAGGCGGGGAGAATCAGCAGTGAAAGGCGCGACTGTCCGGTGGGCCAATGAAAGGCCGCGATCACTCATCAACGGGCAGCAGCCCCACGGTTTCCGTGCGGATGTCACCGTCCTCGTAGTGCCGGTGGATCTCAGCAGGGCCGTCGAACCTCATGCCGCGCATCTCGGCTGTCACCGCCTCAACGATGTCCTGGGCCTCGTGGTGACCCAGAACCCGGTCGTAATGAAAGGTTCGGCCGGTGCCATCAGTGAAATGCAGACCCACCAGGGTGAAAGGTCCACTGCTGGGCGATGCCAGTAGTTCACGGGCCTTGTCCGCCATGGCCAACAGCAACACGAGGAACTTGAGGAGTCTCACTACCCAACTCTGGTCAGTTGCTTGTGGTACATGTCGAGCCGGTCAAGAAACTTCTCCTCCCGGTGCGCCAGCTCATCGGCATCCAGGATCCACACGTCGGGCTTGGTGCCGGTGGGTCTGCCGATTACCAGGGCCGCTCTCTCGGGTCTGACGTGATAAGTATGCTGCAGACCCAAGGAATAAGCGCCCAGCTGATCACAGTAATTGTCCACAAGTTCAGGGCCACGAGCACGCTTACTCGTTTTCCAGTCAATGATGGTTACTTCGGGCCAATGTGCGCAGAACGCTAACAAGTCGAACGTGCCACTGAACCCTGCCGGATGCCAGATCGGCTTTTCCATCGCCAACGGTTCAACCACGTTCTCCTGCACCCAGGGCAGCATCGACTTGAGGTACCCGTTGAAAGCCAAATGGCGCTGCACTGGGAGCCCCTGCAGGTAGTTCTCCAGCTGCTCGTGGCACCATGTACCCCGGCGGCAGGCTGCAGCGCTCTCCTGGGCCGCCCCAGGGCGCTCTAGCCACGCCTTCAACCGTGCCTTGGCCTCCGGGGAGCTGGTCTCCCCAAGAATCGTGGTGACTGAGGGAAGGCAACCGGCAGGTGTCTCATATCCCTTCCTGTCCTGCCTCCGCTCAACGGGAGCCGTGATGTCTGGGAACTGGAGCCTCATCAATTGCCCGCCTGGAGGTTGCTGAAAGCGTCGGAGCCGGTGGGCGGCTTCCATTCGCTCTGTTGATGGGCGGTGGTGATGGCACGGCGCCGGGGATCGGGGCTGCTGC